TGAAAGTACTGAAGGATATGACTTTACGGTTGGTGACGAGTTTAGGGAACTTGTTGGTGAAGATTCGGCTCCGTTCTTTGAAAAGGCGGTTGAGGGATTTAAAGACCAAGCATTTGCAATGGGAGCCAGCGCAGAAAAAGCTGAAGAGCTTGTGGACTGGTATCTTGGAATGGTGGCATCAGAACTAGAAGAATCAAACGCCGCAATGAAAGAAGCTGAGGCTCAGATGGATAAAGAGCTTCGGGGGGAGTGGGGTGATGGATACGATGGTATGATGAACGGTATTGTATCTATGCTCAAAGCTAATGGTATGCCGGAAGAAAACTTGGAGTTTGCTATGAGTACCGGGCTGCTCCGTGACCCCGCACTAGCTACTACATTGGGCAAAATTGCTACACGCTTCCAAGATGATCCTGAGATTGGGCATCACCAGACAAGCACGATGGCAGGGATAACAGATCAGTTGTTTGATGTTGAAAGAGAAATCAAAGATTACATCAAAAGAGGCGAGAAGATTCCTGCTCACATTCTGGAGAAACGAAACACTCTAGGTGAGAAGCAATTTAGATTAAAAGAAAATAGCTAAAAAGACTTGACATAAAGTTAAGTTATGTTATTTATTATCGCAACAAGGGTGGATAATCGCAAGACCCACCCAAGTTGCCGTCCATCCAGACGTTAAATGGTAGGCAAGACCTCCTTGTGGAGATAATCAGAGCCGATTAGTTGTGTTAATTAATTGAGCCAAAACTTAAAACAAGGAGATTATTATGGCTTTTTTGAATGGAATTGATACTGCGTTTGTAAACCAGTATGGCAAGACTCTTGATCTTGTAGCTGAAACAAAAGGCGGTAAGTTTACTGGTATGTCTCTTGAAGACACCGTAACTGGTGAAGATGCATACTACGATCAGTTGGGTTCTGTATTCGCTACAGCAGTAGTTGATTCAGGATCAGATACAGATTCACCTAGCGATAGCATTTCACACCTGCGCCGCAAGCTGGATTTGACTAACTATGAAGTTGGTTTGTTGCTTGACCGTTTCGACAAGGTTCAGACACTCATCAACCCTGAGTCCGAGTATGTTATGCGTCAGGTTTCTTCTTTGATGCGTAAGAAGGACATTGAGTTTATCAAGGGTGCATTGGGTACTGCTTCTACAGGCAAGGCTGGTGGTGGAACACCTGCTAACTTGGGTGCTGGCAACAAAATCTTGCAAGCAAACGCAGGTCTTACAATCGACAAGATTCGTGAAGCCCGCGCTATCCTGCAGAAGAATGGCGTTGACCTAGACGACCCACTGAACGAAGCATACTTAGCAGTTACTCCTACACAGATCGAAGATTTGTTGGGTGCTGAAAAGGCTACATCTGCTGACTTTATGAATGTTAAAGCATTGGTTTCTGGTGCTATCGACACATTCTATGGTTTCAAGATTGTTGTTTCTAACTTGCTTCCTTTCGTTGCTACAGACACAAATACTGCTAACCTGACTTGGTCTGCATCTGACGTTCCCTCAGTATCTTCTACTGACGACGACGTTCGTGCTAACTTCGCTTGGGTTAAGTCTGGCATCCGTACAGGTGTTGGAATCAACATTGAAACTGATGTTGCGAAACGTGCTGACAAACGCTTCAACTACTACGCTTACTCTGCAATGCGTTGCGGGTCTGTTCGTATGGAAGAAGAAAAGGTTGTTCAGATTCAAGTTTCTGAAGCATAATTAAACTTGGGGGCTTTCGGCAACCTTCTCTGTCGATGTAAGCCCCCCATTTTATTTTTTTGGAGGTAGTATGACCAAGGTAGAAATCTGTAATCACGCACTGCTCAAGATTGGAGCGGATACCATTGCCTCCCTCGACATAAATCAAAACGACCAAGAGGCTGTTGTTCAGAGTGCAAAGCTCTGTAATATCTTTTTTAACCAAGCGTTATCTGAAGTGCTTAGAACATACCGCTGGAATAGCGCATTAAAACGTGCAAAACTTGTGCGGCTCACAGAAGAACCTGCATTTAAGTTTGAATACAAATACCAACTACCCAACGACTGCATACGGGTTATTAATGTGTACGACCAGAAGGAAGGCTACGACGATAGAACAGAATGGGTCGTAGAAGGGCGCACAATCCTCTGTAACTACGAAACTGTCTACCTGTGCTATGTACACCTACCTGAAGATGTAAACACGTTAGACGCGTTTCTGACGCAAGCCGTGGTACAGAACCTAGCCATCAAGCTAGCTGTTCCTATGCAGCTGGATCAAGTAATGCAAAACAATTTAATTTCTGAATACAACAACGTAATACTTCCACAAGCCCGTAGCGTTGATACGTTAGAGAATAAGTATTGGGAGATGGAAGAGAGCGACTTTATACTTTCACGCTATAACCAATCCCCAATAATATAATGGCTATTAATTACACACAAGCGTTCAATGCGGGTGAAATATCCCGAAAGATGGATGGTCGTAGCGACCTAGAAGTTTATAAGACTGGTTGTCGTGACCTTGACAACTTTTTTGTATTGCCACAAGGCGGCGTTGAACGTCGAGCAGGCACAGAGTTCATACAGTTTACTGGAACTGATGGTACTAATCCGGCTCGTATGATTGAGTTTGATTTTTCCAGCGACATTCGTTTTGTTATAGAACTAGGCACTGACTACGCTAAAGTGCATTATGAAGATGATAGTGGAACTAATTTTGCTGTTAATGTAACAGAAACAGATAACATTAACTACACAACTACAGAGCTAAGGCAGATTCAGTTTAACCGCAAGTACGATACATTAATTCTTACCTGCCCCACAAAAGAAACAATGATTCTTACTAGGGATACAATTACCCCTACTTTTTCTATTAAGAATATTACTTTTGCTTACCCCCCATTGCAAGAAGTAAACATTACCTCAACAACCATTGACCCATCTGCACCTTCTAATGTTTACACAGGAACAACCACATTAGAAGCTAGTGGAGCAATATTTCACGAAGGTCACGAAGATTCTCATTGGGCTATCGATCATATTCGTGCGGCAAACAAAAAAGAAATAACACTAAGTTCAAACGGAACAGCGCAAAGTGATCCATTAGACGTTAGCTTTTCTAATTGGTCTTTTGAAACAGATGAAACTTGGAAAGGTTCTGTTGTTATACAAAGACGTATAAACGGAGGTGGTTGGGTAAACTATATAGTAATAGGTGATACTACCGGAGGTGTAGCAAGAAATTTTACATATGCTTCCCCAACTCCAGAGGGAGCTAATACAGAAATAAGAATAAGTGTCGTAATAGCTACAAATACTATAAGAGCAAGTATAGAGGCAGAAAACGTTTATCATAAAGGTTTGGTAAAAATTACAGACGTAGCAGGAGGCGATGTAGTAATTAGCAGTGCGGCATTAGCTACTAACGTAGTAACAATCGACACAGCTACGGCACACGGACTATCTACCGGGGATTATGTCCTTATCGCTGGCCTTGGTTACACAACAACAAATCCAAACATTGAAGCTCAAATTACTGTAACCGATGCAGACACATTTACATACGCGTTAACAGCAGCTAATGAAACATTTACAACAAGTTCTTCATCTATTATTGAAGCAACATCCAGAGCAACTGCTACTGTAGTATCAATGATTCAAGGCGGTCAGGCTGACCCTGATGCTGCCCTGCATTGGTCTGAGGGTGCATTCTCTACCTACCGTGGGTTCTGCCCTGCCTCTGAGTTTTTTGAAAACAGACTGTGGTTGGCGGGTTCAAAAGATCAACCAGCAGATATTTTTGCTTCTGTGTTTGGTGAGATATTTAACTTTTTATCCGGCACGTTATCGACTGATGCCATTAAGCGTACAATTGATTCACCAGAAGAACCCAAGTGGCTAGAGAGTAAACGTTACTTATTCTTGGGTACAGCAGGCACAGCAGTATCTATTCGCTCGGCAGACCGTGACTCTTTAATCACACAGAACAACATTACTACATTGGTAGAAAACGCATATGGCTCCGCGGCATTACAAGCTGAAGTAGCTAACGATGTTATTGTATATGTGCAACGTGACGGACTCAAGTTGCGTGAGTTGGTTTACTCGCAAGGTGAGGATACCTTTGTTGGTAACGACTTAAACCTAATCAGCGAAGACATTACTGATTCTGGTATTGCTGAGATGTTTGTTCAAAAACAACCTAATCAGTTTATTTGGTGCATAAAAGAAAACGGTGAGGCTTGCGTATTAACCTATGAGCGGGGTCAACAAGTTCGTGGGTGGGCTAGAATAAATACTGACGGTGAGTATTATAGTGCGGCATCTATTCATAACGGTGGTGAGGATACTGTATGGGCTTGTGTAAAACGAGATAGCAAATACTGCATTGAGAAGTTTCATCCTCGCAAAGATTTAGATTGGTATGTAGATTCCGGTAAAAAACTAGACAGCGGTATAGCTAAATCTATTAGCTCTTCTGATATTACTGCTGATATTGTTGTAACAAGTAACTCACACGGATTTTCAAATGGTGACTTTGTGGAGCTTACTGGAACTATATCTAGTCAGCTAAATAAAACACCATATAGAGTATCTGATAGCACTACTAACACATTTAAAATAAAAACAACAGATGACTCTGCATACATTCGATATAATACTGCTCAAAATATTATTGCAGACGGCTCAAGCATATATTCTGGGAACTGGAATTTAGTTGATTTGGGAGAAAAATCTTGGGAGAAAATCGTTGACGGTGAACCTGAAGGCGACCCTGTAATATATCGTGAATATAAATGGGTATTAGAAGATTCTGACGAAGGTTCTGAAATAATATTATCTACAACTGATGGTCAAAATTACCATTGGGATTTATTAGAAGGACAAACTGGCAATCAATACACTTTAAGCAGTAGTGTTTTAAATCCTTTAAATAGGATTAATATTCCGTGGTGGGAAGAGTCTCTTGGTTCAACTGTACTTAATGGTTATAACTTTAGCTTTGGCTCTGGTGCAACAGTACAAGCTGTTTACAATGAAGTAACAGAACTAAATCACCTTGAGGGCAAAACGGTTCAAGTTGTTGGAGATGGTTCGTTTATAAAAGAAGCTACAGTATCCAGCAATAAAATTACAACAAATGAATACTACAACACTTTACTGGTTGGGTTGCCCTACACCTCTACGTTGCGTCCTATGCCTATCGAACCTAGCCTTGTCAGTAAGTTATCACAAAGCCGGGTCAAAGCTGTAGCTAAGATTATTGTACGGTTCTTTAAAACTAAGGGTGCTAAGGTTGGTGAAGCTGGGAGACAACTAACAACATTCCCTGTAGCAGATACACAAGATTCATCCGGGCAGGTTATTGATTTGAAAACTGGACAACAGAGATTCTTTGTGGGGTCAGATTATGAGCGTGAAAAACTAATAGAAGTGCGGCAAGACTTACCATACCCAATGACGGTATTAAGCATAGCAACGCACGTTAATGCGGAGGGTGCGTAATGGCGGCAGAAGCGGTAGCGGGAACAAAAGTGGCAGGTGCATTTGGTCCTGTAGGATTAGGAGTAATGGCAGCTACTTCATTAATTGGAGGTTTGTTAGGTTCAAGTGCGGCTAGAAAAAAAGCTAAGGCCGCAAAAGCTATGGCTCAATACAATGCCGCTGTAACAAGAGCAAATGCAAAAGCACAGAGTGATGCTTTAAAATTTAAAGGCAAGCGTTTAGCTAAACAACAACGTGAAATTAAAGCCCAACAACGTATGAGTGTTGCGGGTCGTGGTGGATTAGAAACGGGAACAGACTTGCTAAGTCTAATTGAATCTGCTAAAAATATGCAACTTGATTTATTAGAAATACAACGTCAATCAGATATTGCGCGAATTAGTGGTGAGAATCAAGCGTTAGGACAGATTTACTCGGGTAATATGCAAGCAGAACAATATAAAAGCCAAGGCAGACAAGCTTTAATAAGTGGTGTAATTGGAGCTGCTGGTGCTTATGCACAAGGTAAATTAACTCCAACCGCTGGTAGAGTTGCAAAAGACTCTTCGTTTTTAAATTCTATTTCTAATCCTGTTAATCCAAATCAAATGGCAGGTTTTGGTCAACCTTTAAATTATAATAATTTTTATAACCCATTACAAAAATATGGATTTTAATTATGGCTATTTCACTTAAAAGATATGAACCACAAGTAAGTATTTCCGGCGAGGGAACCGCTGTGCAAGTTGATCCTAGATTAGCTATTCAAGCGGCAGGCTCAGATGAAATTCAAATAGCTTCTATTGCTAGCGCACTTGGCGATCAGGCTCAAGGTTACTTTGAAAAGAAACAAAAGATAAAAGATGATTCAGATAAAGCTGATTATACCACACGAATGTTAAAGTTTAAAAATGATTTAGAATCTGCAAAAGCTAATGCAATACAAAGCGGTGTAAACTATAAGGATGTATATCAAAAAGTTTATGAACCTATGATGGTTGACTTTGAAAACGAAACATTTAATTCTGGTTACTCACCAGAAGTTCTTAATATAGCGCAACAAAATTTTGCTTATGATGTAGAGCAAATTAGAGGCGCAGAGTTTGCGAATGTTGAAACTATTGATTTGAATAATTTTAGAAATAAACTACAAAAAGGTATTTCAGATCATATTTCTATATTTGGTTTTGGTAAGAATCCAGAGCAAGATGAAGTTTTAAAACAAAAAACAGATAGCCTAGGTAATATTGTAGGTGATGATATTGCAAAATCTGCCGTTGAGGAAGCTCTTGTTTCATCTAAACTAGCACAGGTTGAAGCTATTGCTAATAGTGATATTCCCTATACTGAACGAGTAGAAAAATTAGAAGAAGTAAAAGAGGAAATTGGTAGTCTTTCTGTTGCTGGTGGTGTTCAGGTTAATGTAGCCATAGAAGCAACTACGGAAGAATTAGCAGGTAATGTTGTAAAACAAATAAATACAGCACAAAATGATATTGTTGATATGTTGGTTGAAGATAAGTTTGATTATGGAAGATATTTAGAAATAAGAGATCAATTACCTGAAGCCGATAAAGATACATTAGATGAATTTATCGTTAAAAAACAAGAGCCAGCAGTTGCATCAGAATTACTTGTTAATGAAAAATCAAATGCAGATGCAGTTGTAGTTGCTGATTTAGTAAGTAGATTTAAAACGGGCGAAAGTGTTTATAAACGAGGCAAACTTAGTAGACTCTTTACACGAAGAGGTGGTCTTAAAGGTGATGGTAAACTTACATATAATGAAGTATTCGAGATAGGTAAAGACCTTAGCCCGCAAGCTCAGAGTTTATTATTTGTGATGATGACTGAAGAAATGGAAAAAATGACTAGTGAAAATAGACCTTTAGATGTTGTAGAGGTGTATGGAGGTAGAGCCTTTTCTCCGTTGTATGGTTCTGTTGGGGGTGTAGAAACTACATCTATTACTTTTGACGATAAGGGTGGTGACTTTCTTGAGGAGATGGTTAGAGCAGCTGGCAATCTTACTCCAAACCAAAACCTTTTAGTGTTTATGAATAATGCTATGTCGTCTTATATTAAATTTAAAAGAGCATATCCAGAACCAACAGTTGAAGAGTACAAGCAGTTTAGAAGAGAAACTTTTGGAACTTCTGTTCGACAGGGAATAAGAAATATCCTAGATCAATCCACAACAGAAGAAGTACCACCTGAGCAGTTAGAGTTAATTACAAAACAAAAATAGGATAAGTATGGCAACTTATAATGCGTTTATAGCCGAGGGTGCTAGGCAGGGTAAATCTGTAGGTCAAATGGAAAATGCGATAAATGAATATCGTGAAAAGTTTGGCGAGTTTGATCCTGAACCTATTGGTAGAAACTATACTGCCGCGCATCGAATTGCTAGTGAGAATGTTATTAAAAGTTTAAGCCCGGTGGATATAGATACGTTACCGCCTGAAGGTGTTGAGTTTGTCCAAAACCAAGAATATTATAAATTATTTGACGGTGTTACATATAGTGATTTTGAAGCTGGTATTAGAGCAAACGAGGCCTATCCAGATTTGTCTCCACTTCAGATATTGAATGAAAATAACAAAGTATTAAACTATGAGCCGTGGACTACACTCAAAAAAAATAGAGGTGTTAGATTTGATGAAACTATAAGAGCTGGTATTGCCACTACCGCATCTGCACTTATCCAAGCTGTTGGTGGTGCGGGTGCTATTATAGATAAAGTGGGTGAGGGAATGTTTGCCGCCACTGATCCAGAGTATTACCAAAAAAATAAAAAACTAATACAAGAGAAAAACGACTTTCAATTTAATAGTATTATGAAAGCATCTGATAGAACCAGAGAAGTTATAGAAGGTGATGTTCCAAACTATGTTAGATCAACTGTTCCTTATAAACTATCTAGCGCGGCTGGTGAAATACCATTAATATTTACTGGTGTTGCGTTGCCATCTATTATTGCGGGTAGATACTATGCAGAGGGTCTTAGGGAGTCTGATGGTGACCATAGAGTGGCTGCTGGATACACTGCGCTTTTTGGTACGATAGGATACCTTGTTGATCGTTTTACAGCGGGTGCGGCTAGCAAATCTTTTCGTGCTATGAAAACTGGTACGCGTGGTAAGTTACTTTTAAAACAATTAGGTTTAACTGCTGGTGCATCGCAAAAATCTGCGTTTGGTGAATTGCTTACTGAAATTGCGGAATCAGCCTCGCTACAGGCTGTTACTAAAGACGGTGAAGTTGTATGGTCACAAGCGTTTGAAGAAGGTTTACTTGCCTATGCGGTGGGTGGTGCTACTGTATCTGGTGCAGGTGTTGTAGGTATTATCAAAAACAAGACTGGTGAAACCATCAATAGATTTGTAGCGGCGGGAATGGATGAGCAAACCGCTACTGAATATGTTGGTGCTGTTGTTACAGGCGATACTGATACTGCTAAAAAGATTGCTGGTGATTTTTATTTAGAACAGTTAAGAATAATTGGCAAAGGTGTTGCCGCAGATATTGATCCTGAAAACAATGTAGATATACCGCCAGAGTTTCAGCCTTATACATTGGGTAGATTGCGTGAAATTAATAATGCTTTTTCAAATACAAAGATTAAAGAGTTAGTAGATCAGTTACCAGAAGCATACAGAGAAGAAGCATTGGAAGCTATGCTAAACCCTAGCGATGAAAACGTTGCAAAATTAAATAGAAAAATTGCAGAGTTTACCGTTGATTCAACCAGAGGCGCAAAAGAAGTAGAAGTTGACTTTACAAATACAGATGCCTTGCCGACCCTACCTGAGTTTGATGTGGGTCAAGAAGTAATACATAATGGCGAAAAGGTTGAAATTGAATCAAAGTATGAAGAAACTATTGATGGTAGACGATATGTTACTTATAAGCTTAATAATAAAAAAACAGTTGGTGCTGGTGAATTATCTCTTGAGCAAAAGGTAGAGCAAAAAGTAGTTGTTACTGATTCATCTGAAAAGTTACGGATTGTTTATAATGACCAAAGTTTAAATGATTTAGCTGATATTACAGCAGAAATACTTGCTTCAAACTCTGAAGTACCAGTGGA